AAGGTGTCTGGTCAAACTTTTGGTACAGCAACCACAGCCCGACCAGTAAACTTACTCAGAATAGAAGAACAATTGAGTGAAGCACATTTGCGTCTTTCTGGAGTAACAGTTGAGCATTTAAGCTGGGATGCATGTCTAGTGAAGTATGACCGTTCTCATAGTTTTATGTATGCCGATCCACCGTACTGGAAGTTGGCTGGCTACGGTGTAGGTTTTGGTTTGGATCAATATGAAAAAATGGCTGAGCTAATGAAGACTTGCAAAAGTAAAGTCATGCTATCAATAAATGATCATGAAGATATGCGTGCCACATTTGATGGACTGAATATTGCGACCACGAAAATTAAATATTCTGTTGGTAATTCTGGTTCGGGTCGTGATGAAAAACAGGAACTCATCATCACAAATTACTGAAGCATGGAGTTTATAGATTTATAAATCTTTATAAACGCTGTTTCCTGCATTTATTTTGTATTTTGCTGCAATGATCCGTAAAACACAAAAACGCGCTTAAATCGCAAATGAGCGCATGAAATTGGGCGGAAGCATTTCCGCCTGATTTTAAACCCGCCAAAATTTCACAATGGTGCAGAATCCTCAAACTGTATTTGCATTTATCATGGCTAAAAAAGACCGTTCTCCAAAAAAACAAGATCGCACTGCGCTTGAAACAAATCAAACTGCTGAAATTGCATGGCTCACGAATCAAGTGCAAGAACACCCTGTCGTTGGCATGAGTCCGCAACAGATGTATCGGTTACTCACAGATGCAGAACACGGCAATTTGCAGGCTCAAGCCGACTTGTTTTCTGATATGGAAGAACGTGACGGCCACATCTTTAGCGAAATGGATAAACGCAAGAAAGGCATCAATGGACTGGACTGGGGTGTTAAGCCGCCAAAAAATGCATCTGAGCAAGAAAAGAAAATTGCTGAAGAGGTTCGTGAGTGGATTGAGGAAATTCAAGACTTTGAGATGTTTTTATTTGATGCAATGGATGCTATTGGTCATGGCTACAGCTGCCAAGAAATTGAATGGCATCAAGTTGGTAACTTGTGGCTACCGAAAAGCTTTGAGCACCAGCTGGCACGTAATTTCATGACGCCATTTAATCAACCAAATGAATTGCGACTTAATGATGGAACTCCTACCGGTGCAGAGTTTTGGGACTTTGGCTGGTTTATTCATCGCCATAAAGCAAAGTCAGGATATATTGCCCGATCTGGTTTACACCGAATTTTGTGCTGGCCGTTTATCTTTAAGAATTACGGGATTCGAGATGTGATGCAGTTCCTTGAAGTATATGGCTTGCCAATTCGCCTTGGTAAATATCCTTCAGGTGCAACTGATCAGGAAAAGATGACTTTACTGCGCGCTGTTATGTCGATTGGACGTAATGCTGGGGGTATTATTCCAGTTGGTATGAGTTTGGATTTTGAATCAGCGGCTGATGGTGACACTAAAAACCACATGTCACTAATTGATTGGTGTGAGAAAACAGCTTCAAAAATTATTGTTGGCGGAACCTTGCTGTCTCAGGCTGACGGTAAGACTAGTACCAATGCACAGTCTCGTACACATCAAATCCAGTTTGAAAAAATCATTAAATCTGATGCTAAACAATTAGCTCGCTCATTAACTGACTATCTTGTCAGTGCTTTAATGCGATTAAATTATCCGAATATCCATCCTGACCGTTTCCCAAGTTTTTTCTTTGATGTATCTGATACTGAAGACATGCAAGTCTTTGGTGAATCACTTGAAAAGTTGGTTGGTGTGGGAATGAGAATCCCACTGTCATGGGCACATGAGAAACTAGGGATTCCGCAGCCTGCTGACGACAAAGAGCCAATATTGGGAACTCAAAAAGAGTCTACGCCTAATTTGGCAATGAATACTTACCAGCCTCAACTGTTAGGCGGTATTATTGCTGCAAACTCAGCCCAGCTCCCTATTGAAGAACAAGCCTTACAGTTATTGCTGAATGATCAGAGCAGTATTGCACAAGACACAGCTGAGTCATGGACTAAGCAGCTACTGGCAAAAATTCAGACAGGCAATGAAGAAGACATCCTTGCTCTTTTACAAGATGCATATCCAGCCGATGACGAACCAGCATTACAGGAAAAACTGACACGCTTGATATTTGCGAGTGAAGTGTTGGGCCGTCTGAGTGTTCAAGCGGAGCAAAGCTAATGCCTACAGCACAACGGCCAGAGTTGAATGCTCTATTCACATTACCCCCTGAAGATGCCATTTCATATTTGGAGAAGAAGGGTTTCAAGATCGGCTGGGACTGGCATGAAACACTTGATAATGCACACAGCAAAGCATTCACTGTTGCAAAAGTTGCACGCATGGATCTGCTTCAAGATATTCGCCAGTCGTTAATTACGGCTATGCAGCAAGGCCAGTCACTTGAGCAATGGAAAGCTAGTATTACGCCTGTCCTTCAGGACAAGGGATGGTGGGGAAAGAAACAAGTTATTAATCCTGAAGGTCGTGAACAAGAAGTACAGCTTGGCAGCCCACGTCGATTACGAACGATTTACGATACCAATATGCAGTCTGCATTTGCGGCTGGTCGTTATAAAGCAATGCGTGCAGGGTCTGATACGCGGCCTTTTTGGGAATGGAGACATATTACGATCCGTAATCCTCGTAAGCAGCATCTTGCTTTAGATGGCAAAATTTTTAGTTATGACGATCCATTTTGGTCTGTAGCATTTCCGCCTTCCGAATGGGGATGCAAATGTCGTGTTATTGCCCGATCCAGACGTGAGGTTGAAGGCAAAGAGATATTAACTGGTGAAGGATATGACAGCACAATTACTGAAAATGTTGGCACTGATCGCAATACTGGTATGAGTGTTTTTGCCAAACGTACCCAGTTCAATATTCCAACCAAAGACGGCACACTGACATTTGCTCCAGCTGCTGGTTTTAATGGATCACCAGCCACAAGTTACTTGATTGATAGTGTAATGGCACAACGGGCAACAGATTTAATGGGTTCGTTCAAAGGTTTAAAACAAACACAGGAATTATTGAATACCCCAATACGGACAAAAGTCCACGAAAAATTTATTCAGAATGCCTTGCGTCTAGCTGAGCCTATGAATGAGACAAGCACAATTGGCTCCCTTCAGGATGCTGCCGTGAAGGTGCTATTTAGTAAAGGCGTACAGCTTGAATCACCAGTTTTATTTTTAAGTGATGCGATTATTGTTAATAAAGAATATTCAAGTGTAGCGGTTAGTCGTTTGATGGCATTGCCTCAGTTACTAACTGAAGCTAAGCAACTGTTTTGGGATCCTAAAAGCGAGCTATTGATTTATGTCCTTGAAAAAGATGTGGTTCAATTTTCAATGAATGAAATAACAGGCACTTTTGGTGTGTCTAAGATTGTGCGTAAAAAAGACTGGCAATCTGATGGCTTGGAGCTAATTCAATGACTATAGAACTAAGTAATAGAGAATTAAGGACTCGTCTTACTCGTGTTGCTGAAGCAATGCAAGACACATCTCATTTAGGTCATGCGATTGCAAACAGCTTTTTGACTGTTACAGAGGATAACTTTGATTCTGAAGGCCGACCAGCGTGGGCAGGTTTAAGTCTAGTCACAATAGCCCGACGTAAGTCAGGGAAAATACTTTTTGTATCTGGTCAATTGCGCCGAAGTATT